GACCGTGAAACGGAAAGCCTGAATGGCCATGTCGATCTCCTTGAATTGACCCGTGATGTGTGTGTTGGCGTTTGCACAGACGAATCTGACATTCGCCAATAGTTTGATGCCCACGTCGTCATTTTTCCGGGGGCAATTCGACGGTAGCACCCCCGAACGAAGTGCTAACTATCCCCACACAGGCCTATCTACTCAGCCATTTCTGGCCTGTATCACAGTTCGCTTCCACTAGCCCCCACTTCTTCCCTAATCCGCTGCCGTAAGGCGCGGTCGTACACGACCCCATGCTCCGCCAGCTCGCTGTAGGCAGCCCGCGCCCGCAGGGATCGCCGGATGGTCTGCCCGGTCATCGGTTTCTCGGGATAGGCCTTGTTGAAGGCCAGGATCTTCCGCCGGACTTCCAGCACCGTGTCCTCGTCGTCCTGCCGCTGCGCCATCCCGTAGGCCGCCAGCAAGGCCTTGCGCCGATCGAGGATGTGCTGCTCGCGATCCTTCAGCGCCCGGTTCTCCGCGTACTGGCGCGCGACCTCAGCCGGGGTGAACCCGATGGTCTGTAGAAGCTCGTCCATCGGATCGGTGTCGGTCACCAGGTCGCCGCGGGTGCTGGTCACACCCTCCTGCGCGTAGCGGAGGGCCTTCATCACGTCCTTCAGCGCCTTCGGCAGCATCGTTTCCGTGCCGCGATAGACCTGCCCTTCGGCGACCAACTGCGTCCCGATCAGGAAATTCTTGCCGATGCCGAACATCGGGCCGGCGATGTTGTCCATCATCGCGTAGTAGGCGTCGCGGCCATCCAGTTCGCGATCCGTGTCGCGCCACAGCAGCTGCGACATTTCCACGCGACTGCCGATGTCCGCCCCGGTGAGCGTGTTCGCCGCGCCATGCAGGGCGATTTCGGCACCGGCGTCGCCGAGGAACTGGGCGAGGAACTTCCGCAGTTCCGCTTCGGTGTCCCAGGGGTCGTCCTCGTCGCCGAAGGCGTGCGCGATGGCGTCGATCGTGCCCATGATCAGGGACGACAGCGGCAGCCCCAGCGCCCCGGAGAAGACGCCGCTCATCGCCAGCACGCCGGCCAGGTTGCGCCGCGCCAGCCGGCGGACCTCGGGGCTCTCGCCCTTCGTCGCCTTCCAGCCCATGCGCCCGAGGTGCCAGAGCATGTTCAGGCCGTACTGCTTGAACATCAGCACCACCTTCGCCGGCCCCGATTGCAGGAACCGCGCGCGGTTGGCGTTGGCGTAGTTGAAGTGGGTCGCGGTGATGGTGTCGGTCGCATAGCGCACCGCGGCGTCGAACCCCTGCCCGGCATCCCGGGCCAGCCGGTAGGCCGCCATGCCCGAGGATTCGCGGTTCAGCACCTCCGCCTTGTGGAACAGCCAGCCGATCACCTCCATCGCCCGCGCCAGATGCGGGTTGTAGGTCGCCAATCCCTTGTCGGCCAGCCCCATCAGGGTGTGGGTCTGCGTCTTGTCGAGCGCACCCGCCTTCTGGAGTGCGTCGTGCGCCCGCACCTCGTCCGGCCGCGTCAGCACCTTCTGTGCATGGCCCACCGTCCGCGCCGATTCGTTCAGGGCGCGCAGCAGGTAGCGGGACGCCTTCGCCGCGCCATGCTCGGCCGCCAGCTGCGGGAAGGTCAGGAGAGCCGTCTGGGTCAGGTTGACCAGCGCCGCCGCCGGCGTCGCGCCCAGGAAGTAGACGAATCCGACCGACGAGAGGCGATTGGTCAGCGGACTGTCCTGCGGGTTCAGCACCCACGAGAACCGCTGGTCGAGTTCGGCGAGGATCGCGTCCATCGCCACGACCGACCGGGTCGATGCCGTGGGCGACTTCCGGCGGGCGTCCTGCGCGCCGCGCAGCGCATCGAGGGTCTGACCCAGCAGATGGCCGTAGCGCAGCCGCGCCAGCTGGTGCGCGCCGTGGGCCATGTTGTGCGCGAACGCGCGCAGGGCGTCCGGATCGAACCCGGCCACGCCCTGGCGGTGGATGGCGTGCTTGCGCATCGACAGTTCCGGCAGCGCCTGCAGGTAGGTCTGGTACACCGCGTCCTGCGTCTTCTCGGAGACGCCGGCCTTGCGCAACTGGTCGATGACCTCCGCCACGAACGAGCCGCTGGGCGCGTCCTTCGCCTGCGCACCGCGCAGCCGGCCGCGCGCCTTGATCGTGAAGCCGCGCGCACGCAGGGCGCTTTCCTTGCGCTCCAGATCTCCCAGCGTGTCGAGCATCAGGAACACCGGCTCGCCATCGCGCTCGGCCGCGATGAAATACTCCCCGTACCGCTGCAACGGGAAGTACACCCCCTGCAACCGGTACGACTCGAACTGCTGGCGGATCGAGTGGATCAGCTTCCGGCGCAGCGCATCGGGCGCCTCGCTGGCCTCGATGCGCTCGGCCAGTGCGTCCTCGACCTCCCCGGAGCGCTTGCGATAGGCATCACGCAGCTGGCGATAGTAGGTCTGTGCCTCCGGCGTGAGCGCCGCCCATGCCGTGCGCAGGGTCGGGTACATCCGCTTGCGGATGTCCTCGCGCTTGGGCATCCCGCGCAGGCGGCGGGCCTCTTCAATCATGTCGGTCTTGTTGTCGCCGCCGCGGCCCAGCATCTGCTCGCGCAAGGCCTTCAGCGCGGCACGAATGTTCTTGCGGTTGACCTCGTGCAGCTGGCCGCCATAACGGAACTGGAGGGTCTGGTAGCTCTCCGCGGGATCGACGCCTTCCAGCGTCGCCCGGTGCATCAGGTCGAATAGCTGCCGGGCGTCGTCGCGGTGCTTGCCGGCCCAGCGGCGAACGGTCTCGGCGAGTTCCGCACCCTCCTCCAACAGCGCATTGCGGTCGGCCGACATGGCATCGAGCAGCCGTGAGAACCCGGCGATGGCCGGGTCGTAGTCGCTGCCGAGTTCGGTCAGCTGGTTGGTGGCTAGCACGCCAAGCCAGGTGCTGCGGGCGGCGTCCTTCAACCGGGCCGGCGTGCTGTCGCGGAACCACTGCCGTGCCCGCTCCAGGCGCGTCGCGTCCTCGTCCTGACGGACCACGGCCTCCACGTCGGCGAGGAAGTCCCCCGGCGCGCGGCGGCTGAACAACGGCAGACCTGCGTCGACCGCCGCGCGCATCGCCGACGTGATGTCGAGGGCATGGACCGTCATCGCAGGCTGGCGGAAGCGCGGGCGGATCTGCGCGGTCGTCACCTGTGCCCCGAGCGGGCGCGCCCAGCGGTTCGCCACCGCCGGCAGGATGCGATCGTAGTACCCGCGCATGCCCTCGCCGCCAACGCGCGTCGACAGCCCCTCCAGACGGCGCGTGGGCTCTCCACGCGCGCTGGAACGCGGGGACACATCGCCCTCGCCGTTCCGGATACGCTGGGCGAGCGCAGTCCCGAGAAAGTCGTCCAGGCCACTGCGATCCAGTTCACGGGATACTTCGACGGCGCCCTTCTTCAGGCCGATGAGGCGAATGCGCCCCTCGCCCACGGGCACGTAGTCGATGGTGTCCACCCACTTGGTCAAGGTCTGCGAATAGCGGTCGATCTGCTGATCGCCCGTCGTCCAGCCGATGCGCTGGTCGCCGTGTTCGACCGCCCAGCGCACCATCCGCCTGAGTGCGAGCAGCGTCCATTCCTCGGTCTTCTTGAACGGCGCGTCGGGCACCACCGCACCCTCGACGGGCCGATAGCCGCTCTTGCGGCCTTCCTGGTGCCAGTCGGACTGCAGTTCCTCCAGGAACAGCATGCGCTTGCCGTCCACGTCCTCGCGCTCGTTGAACCGCACGTGGGCGAGCAGGTTCTTCACGGCGGGATAGTGATCGCTGCGGTAGGGACGGCCACCGTCATCGCGGTTGGACTCCGGCGGCAGGGTCAGGAGCAGTTCGCGGTAGTTGCGACCGCCTTCGATCTGGTACGACGAGTAGCGCGTGGACCCGGGGACGAACGGTTCATCGGCTTCCATTGCCGATTCGAGGGCATCGAGGTCGATCCTCTGCTGGTCGGAGAGCGTGTCCGGCGACACCGTTTCGCCATCGCGCAGCAGCGCGACCCCGAAGTATTCATCGCTCTCGATCTCGAACCCGGCCGCCTGCAAGCGACTCAGCGCCGCGTGGAAGCGGTCGACGTCGCCACCGATCATCTCCTCGCCGAGCCGTACCTGATGCGAGCGCACATAGTCGGCCAACTCATCACGGCTGATCCGCTCGCGCTCGCCCAGCCAGGCATCGACCTGCAACCAGTCGCGCTCGGCCTGCTTGAACCCGCCGCGGCGCTGTACGCCATCCAGCCACTGCCGCCACTGCATGGCCGAGCCGCGGCGCGGCGCGCCCTCTGCGCGCTCCAGCGCCTGCACCAGCGCCGAACGGAACCCTTCCACGCGCGAGAACGCGGCGGCGAGATTGCCGTCGATTGTGCCTGCCTGCGCGGCACCACCCTGCCGGACCTGCCGCGCTGCGCGGACGATGAGTTGCCGCAGTTCGGCTTCGGACAGCGTCGCGCGCACGCCCAGCTTGCGCAGGAACGCGCGCACCGCGGCGATGACCCGGTCCAGCAGACGATCCTTGGCACCGGACTCGGCCAGCATCGCGATGAACTCGCGGACCGCAGTGTCATCCCAGCCGTTGTCGAGATAGCCGCGCTGCGCGTGTTCGGCGAAGAGTTCGCGATAGCGCCCCTGCGCCCGCAGGCGATGCACGCCCTCGGCGATGTCGGCCCAAAGTGCCGGGCCGGCGATGGCCTCAATGCCGTAGTGGCCGATGGCCTCGTGCAACAACACGCGCTGCACGGCCTTGCGGTCAGGGAGCGCGCTCGCGACGAGATACACGGTGGCCGTGCGGCGATCGTAGTAGCCCTCGACCAGATGGGCATCCGGTGCGCGGCGGGCAGCGGCCGGCAGCGCATCCGGCGTCGCCACCACGCGGACGGACGGCGCACCCTGCCAGTGGACGAGCAGTTCGTCGACGACACGCCGCACCTGCGCGACGCTCGCGCCGCGCCCGGAGGCACCCTTGCGACGGCTGAAGGCGCCGTCCTCGCGCGCCTGCTGGTAGTCCAGCAGCTCGTCCAACGCCTCACCGAAGCCGGCCTTGCGCAGGGCCGCACGCTGCGCCTCAAGCGCGGCATCCAGAAGCGGGCGCTCGCTGGCAGGAATCTCGGGGCCACGGACCAGCAGCAACCGCTGCACGCGCCGGTACTGTTCACGTGTCTCGCGCAGGAGCGGCACCTGGTCGAACGGCTTGGCGGCTTCCGCCTTGAACCGCTCGGCGTCGTGCCGGGCAGCCTCGATCCGAGCCTCGGTGTCGAGCGCTTCACTATCCAGACGCTCGATGGCGTTGTTCAACCGCGTCAACAATCCCGTAGCCGAGAACGTCTCGCTCCCGCGCTCATAGCCGGTCACTTCACCCAGCGCTGTCGCCACCCGCACCCACTGGACATGCACACGATCGATGTCGAAGCTCACGCCGCGGTAGACCAACTCGATGCCGCTGGCATAGGCATCCGGCCCCAGCAGGGCGCCGACCTGGCGCGCCAGCGCCTGGGTCAGCGCCTTGCGCTCGGTGTAGCGCCGGCCCTCCAGCGTGGTTCCCTCGGGCAGCGCCTCCTTGTCCTCGGGCAACGGATGGCGCGCGGACTGTGCCGCAATCTCGCGGAGCGCCTTCAGATGACGCGGACCGCTGACCGCGGCGTACTGCTCTGCGCCGCGTGCCTGGCGCTGCAGCGCCGTCTGGTTGTCGGCGTGGGCCAGTTCCAGCTGCTCCAGCCGCCGGGTCTCGTTACGAAGCTGGGTCTCGCGCAGGATCAGCGGGTCGCCTGACGCCGCGGCCTTCATCTCGGCCGCATTCGCCGCCTCGCCGTCGATGTCCTCGATTTCGGTCTGCTGGCCGTCGTACTTGCGCAACTGCTCGATGCCACGCGCCTTGTGCTCCAGCAACTGCCAGCGCCGGGTGTCGTAGGTCTGGCGCGTGGCGTAGCGGTAGATGCCGACCTCAAACCCGTCCGGGTCGCGCTCGTAGAGCTTGTTGCCGCGGCGGATCGCCCGGCCCTCGCGCTGCTCCAGATCGCTGGGCTTCCACGGTGCGTCGATGTGATGCAGGCCGACGATGCGCTCCTGCACGTTGGTGCCCGCGCCCATCTTCGGCGTCGAACCCAAAAGGAAGCGGACCTCGCCGCGGTTGACCCGCTTGAACAGCTTCTCCTTGGCGTCGGAGTGCGCGTAGTCGTGGATGTAGGCGATCTCCTCCGCCGGCACGCCGCCGGCGATCAGCTTCGCGCGGATATCGTCGTAGACGCTGAAGCCCGCCGCCCCGCTGAGCCCCACGATGTCCTGAAGCGTCAGGGCCTCGCCCGCCTCCGCGTCAAAGCCGTTGGCGTCGTTGTAGTCGTCGATCTCGGCCTGGGTCAGTTCGAGCCCGGCTTCGCGTTCGGACTCGCGCTGTGCGAGCCAGCGCTCGCGCTTGCCGGCGTCGCGCAGCGCCTCCTGTGCCAGCGTCAGCCCACGCTCGCGCCCTCCGGTCGTGGACAGGCGCGGTCGTCCCGTCGCCGCGTCGTACACCCAGGTGGTGGCATTCGGGCCAGCGCCGCGCACGACCAGCAGGAACGGCAGTTCCTCCGCCCCCGTGACCGTGTGCGCCGTGCCGGTGGCGTGGGCGACACTGCCGTCGTTCTCGCGCACGTAGACCCGCTGCGGCCGGGTCGCCGCGCTCTTGCGCGCGGTATTCGGCACCGACAGGTCGCAGAACACCAGCTGCGTGCCGCGGTCGGCGTGCCACTGACGATACAGCGCCAGCATGCGCTCGATGGCGAGATTGATCTTGGAGCCGGCGAAGTCCGGCGCGGTCGGATCGATCAGGCGGTAGTCGAGGCCTGCCTTGTTGGCCTGACCGGTCAGCGACAGCGCATTGACCTTGCCCTTCGTCTGCCGGGTCAGTTCGCGGATGCGCGCGAAGCGGCCAAGGATGGACTCGGGGTTCAGATCGATCTGCGGCGTCAGTGCGGCTTCGACCGCGGCCATCTGCGCCTCTTCACGGGTCGGGTAAGTCCCTGCCAGCCGGGGGTGTGTCTGCCCCGGGGTCGTGATCATCAACTGGAACCGGCCGCCCTCCGCCGCCTCGATGGTCGCGGTCTCGCCGGCTCCCGGGTTGAAACCGAACGCCACGTCCCCGCTCTGCGACCGGGACAGATGCGGCACGCCCATGAACTCGGCGACCTGGGGCGAGCGCTCGGCCACCACGATCTGCGGACGGCCGCCCAGCAGGTTCGGGACCGGGAAGCGTCCGCCCTTCGCCGCTTCCTGCGCCTTCAGATCGTCCAGCGTCACCACGTCGGCGAATGCCCGGTAGTCGGCCATCAGCGACGGCAGGTTCTGGAACTTGGCGAACCGGGTCGATGCCCGGAACCCCGCGCCCGAGGGCGCGACCTCGTAGACGTTCTCGATGCTGCCGTACTGGCGGGCCCAGGCGTCGAACACATGCAGGTCCTGGCGCTTGAGCGTCGGATACTGCATGTAGCGCTGGAGGTTGAACATCTCCACCAGCGAGTTGCTGACCGGGGTTCCGGTGGCGGTGACGATCGGCGCCTTGTCGCCGAAGGTCTCGAACAGCCACTGCGTCTTCACGAACAGGTCGAACGCCCGGTCCGAACCGTTCGGGTTGCCCATGCCGGGCACACGCGACATGGTGGTCGTGTAGAACAGGTTCTTGAACTCGTGCAACTCGTCCACGAACAGCGCGTCCACGCCCAGTTCGTCGAAGGTCAGCACGTCGTCACGCTCGCCGATGTTCGCCAGCTTGCGCTTGACCTTGGCCTCCAGCCGCGCGCGGATGCCCTCCATCTCGCGGACGATGCCGCGGTCGCCACGGTCGCGCTTGACCTGTTCGATGAGAGCCGCAACCTCGTCGATCTGCTCGGTCAGGATGCGGGACTCGGTCTCCGCCGGCAGCCCGATCTTCTTCAGCGAAGAATGCCCGACGATGATCGCGTCCCAGTCGCCGGTGACGATCCGCGAGAACAGTTTCTTCCGATTCTCCCGCGTGAAGTCCTCCGGCTCCGCCGCCAGCACGACTGCACCGGGATACAGCCGTGCGAACTCGGTGCGCCACTGCACGGTGAGGTGGTTGGGCACGGCGAACAGCGGCTTGCGGGCGATGCCGAGCCGGCGCATCTCCATCGCGATGGCGACCATCTGGAAGGTCTTGCCGGCGCCGACGACGTGATCGAGCAACAGCTGGCGCGATTGCAGGCCGCGCCAGACGCCGTTCTGCTGGTGGCGCAGCAGCGTGAGCCCGGGGCTCATCCCCGGCAGGGTCAGGTGAGAACCGTCGTAGGCGCGCTCGACGGTACGGTTCATCTTCTCGTTGTAGAGCGCGAGCAGGCGCTCGGCCCGCTCCGGATCGCGCCACACCCACGCCCGCCACTCCGCCCGCAGCGCGTTCTGCTTCTCGCGGGCGCGCTCGGTCTCGGCTTCCAGCACGATGGTCTCGATCTTGCCGTCGCCGTGCCTGATGGTCTTCGTCACCACGACCGCGCGCCCGGCCAGTGTCGCCTGGAAGATGTCGGCCGCGGTCATCTCCTGCGTACCCCAGGTCGAGGTGTTGAGCACGCGATCCGGCTCGCCGACCACCTTCACCAGCCACAAACCCGAGCCGCGCACGTAGGTCATGCGCGCATTGGCACCTGTGATCTCGCGGTGGAAGCGCTGCAGGTCCTCCGCCGGCAGGAACGGCGCACCGAGGGCGATGGTGATTTCGCTGGGGGTCTTGTCGCGCGGGATGACCTTGGTCAGCGCCTCCACGTTGCGCGCGAAGCGGGCATCGCGGCGGCCGGCACCCTTCGCCTCGACGAGCTTCGTCTTCACATCCCCCGAGAGGTAGTCGTCGGCCGCGACCAGATCGCCGGCCGCCGTCTCGTAGACCAGTGGCCCCAGTTCCTCGATGAGCGACGCGCGATCCTTCCCGTAGACCTCCGTCATGTAGTCCACGTCCAGCCGCCCGCGGTAGTTCAGGCTCGCCAGATAGGCGTCGCGCGCGCTGTGGACGGTCACGAAGTCGGACGGCGGGAACAGCACCCGGCGCTGGAAGATGTCGGCCTTGGTCGCCTTCGGCGGCCGGGGCTCGATGCCCTCGCGCTTGGCGACGGTGTCGCTGATGCCGGCGTCGTAGTCGAACTCCAGCGCCAGCAGCAGGCTCGCGTCCGGGTCGTCGAAGAACAGGCTGCGGTTCGTACGCGAGGCGCTGAGATGGCCGTAGCGCTTGAGGAAGGCGTCGTAGCGCTCGTTGAGCGTGCCACGGTTCGCTTCGATCTGCGCCTCTGTGGCGTCCGTGGAGCGCTCCAGGCGCATCTGCTGGCGCAGCGTGTCGCGGATCTCGATCATGCCGCGCATGCGCGCCTCGGCGGTCGCGCCCGGCGCCGCCCAGGCCACTGCCTGCGGCTCGCCCAGGCGATCCTCCCCGCGAATCAGGATGCGGCCGTCCTTGTCCACGAAGTAGGCGCCGACCTTCGTGCCCTCGGGCACTTCGGCCGCATGCGATGCCTCGGTGCGATCGATGGACGCGTAGATGCCCTCGGGCAAGGCCTGCGCCCACGCCTGCAGTTGCTGCGACAGATCGCCGGACGGCTCGACGGTGTACTCGTTCGCCCGGTACATGCTGCCGCTGGCGGCAGGCGTGCCGAGGACGTGATCGGAATGGTCGAGGAAGTACGGGTTGACCCGGAAGCGGAGTGTCTCGCCGGTGGTCGGGTGATCGAGTGCCTGTTCGCCGACCTGCACCCAGCGGGTACGCGAGGCGACCTGCTCGGGTGTCGGCTTCTCGATGTCCGGCGCACGCTTTTGCAGGACGACGATGTCGGTGACGACTTCGGTGCCGGCGTTCTCGGCGAAGGCCGTGTTCGGCAGGCGCGCGGCAGCGACCAGGTCGGCGCGCTCGGCGATCCATTGCCGCACGCGGCTGTCCTGCGCGTCGAGGAACTGGTGCGAGACGACCATCATCAGCACGCCGCCGGGGCGCAGCTTGTCGATGGACTTGGCGAAGAAGTAATTGTGGATGCTGAAGCCGGAGTACGGGCTGCGGTCCGGATCGACGATGGGCTCGCTGCCGAACGGCGGATTGCCGATGACGACATCGAAGAACTCGCCCGGGATCGCCACGTCCTGGAAACCGCTCTGCCGGATCGTCGCATTCGGATACAGCGCGGCGGCGATCCGCTGGGTCAGCGGATCGAGTTCGACGCCGAACAGGGTCGAGGCGTTGCGCAGCTTCGCCGGCATGCCGCCGAAGAAATGGCCGATGCCCAGTGCCGGTTCGAGGATGCGCCCGCGAGTGACGCCCAGGCGCGCGAGGCCGGCGAACATGCCATCGATGACGGTTTTGCTCGTGTAGTGCGCGTTGAGCGTCGAGGCCCGCGCCGCGCGCCACTCGGCGTCCGACAGCAGCGACTGCAACTCGGCGCGGACCTTCGCCCACTGCGCGTTGGCCGGGTCGAATACCCCTTTCAGCGCACCCCAGCCGACGTACCGCGCCAGTTGCCGGCGTTCCTCCGGCGTCGCGATGCGATTCTCGTCGGCGAGCGCGCGCACGATGCGAATCGCCGCGAGGTTGTCCCGCGCCTTCCGTGCGAGACCGCCCTTGCCGAGATCAGCGGCGAGTCCTTCCTCGGCCGGCGCTGCCGCCTCGGCCTCCGGCACCGTCGCAGGCGCGGCATGCAATGATGCGGCGCCCTCAACGGAAGAGGCCGCGGGATCGTCGATCGCCGCGGCCTCTTCGTTTACTCGTCCTCGTCCTCTCGTCCCTCGCCTTTTGCGTGGTACGCCGCCTCTTCCTCGTGGCTCCAGATCGGAGGCTCCATCGGCAGTTCCCACACCTGCGCCTTCTCCCAACTCGACAGGTGGTTCAGCGTCGTGTCCATCTTCGCCTTCTCTTCCCACCGTGTCTGTTCCGCCAGCGCTTCGAGGTAGTAGTTCTCCTCGATCAACCGCTGGACCCGCTTGGGCCAGCCCAGCATCCAGCGGTTCGCGATCTCCCGGGCGGTCTGCGACATCGTCAGCAACTGCGTCCGCACTTCGGGTGGGTAGGCGTTCGGTTTGATCAGATCCTGCATCGGATGACCTCTTGTCGTTCGCGGCCTCGGCCGCGATGTTCAACGGGACTTGGTTTCCGGCGGCGGGCGCAGGCGCGCCAACGGTCGACGACCCAGCGCCAACGATCCCCGACTGCGCTGCTCCTGCACCCAGGCCGTCTCCAGCGCCAGGGCGGCCAGCAACTCGCTCGCGTCGATCAGTCGCCGTGTCTGCTCCGGCCAGTCTCGCATCCAGCGATTGGCGATCTGCGTCGCCACCGGCATCATCGCCTCCAGAGCGATCCGGACCGAGGGAGGATACGTTTGCTCGTTCTGCAAGCGGCGCATCGGGCTCCTCCTGCTTCACGGCGGTGTCCCGCGCATTGTGCGCCGTTTGCGATGCCAGTGGCGATCGTTCGGCCGCGATCTGGATATCGGCCCAGACCTGGTGACTGCTGTTCGACAGCGTCACGATGCCGCCGTCCACCGCATAGCGGGCACCGAACCGCCCACCGCGATTGGTGGCGCCGGCGCGCTCGAACGCGGTGCGCAGGGCCTTCATTGCGGACTCGACCTCGATGACATGCGAGAACCGTGCCGGGAAGGCCACCCGACCACTGCGACCGGACCGCACCTGGGCCAAGATGTCATCAATGAAACCCATCAGGATCGCGGCGTTGTTCGTCGCGTCCGATGGTTCGGCCGGGGACGCGGTCGCCGTGGACGATGACGATGCGTCCGGCGTCTCGCGAGACGCCGTCGCGTCGGTGTCCTCGGCCACCTGTTTCGTCCACTGCGACGACCACGGCACCTCGCGCCGCCGCTCCAGCTTGCCGTTGTGGTTCACGGTGATGGTGCTCTCGCCGTCCAGTCGCACCCACGGGAACCCCGACTTCGCGAACAGCGTGCCGCGCGGCGTTTCGGTACCGCCGGCGCGCGAGACGTGCCCCGCAGCTTCCACATGATCCCCGATGGCAAGCCCGGCCTCGGCGAGCGACGCCAGACGACGATCCCGGTTGCCGGCGTTCATCCCGTCAGCGAGGCGCCGCAGGATCGGGTGCAGTCGTGCGTACTCCGGCGTCGCCCGGTATGCCTGCTTGCCGCCGAAGGCCTGCGCACGCCGGTTCTCCCACTGCCTGGCCTCGGCGTAGCTGCCGAACGACGGGAACATCTCGACCGGCGTGCGCGCCTCGGCCTCGCGCTGCGCACGGCGCTCGGCATCGCGCGCTTGCTCGCGGGCGCGGTCGGTTCCCGCCCAGCGGTAGATCGCCTCCTCCGACGCCCCGCGTCCGCGCGGCAGCGCGATGCCCGTCGCCGCAGTGAACAGGTCGCGGCTCGCCGGGTTGGCATTCGCATCGCCCAGGTTGCGGTATTTCACCAGGCCGCGCCCGTCGCGACGCGCGATCATGTCGATCAGCTCGTCCGCACCGCGGCTGTAGAAGTCGCTCTCCGGATTGGTCACGTCCGGGAACTTGCGGCGCATCGCGTCGATGTAGACCTGGCGCAGCCGCGGGCGATCCAGCGCGTTGTCTTGTCCGGTCGTGACGGACGACGGCGCAGCCACCTCGGCCGCGGGTTCGAGCGGCGTGGGGGTCTCGGCCTGCGGCGTCGCATCGCCACCGAGCGCCGCCACTTCCTCGACAGCCTGCCGCGCCTGGCGCTGTTCGCGCGCCTGGTCGATGAGCGGGTTCATGGTCGCCGCGGACAAACCGGGATACGTCGCTTCGACGAAGCGGCGCACATCGCCGCGCGTCGGCGACTTGTCACCCTGCCAACCGTCAAGGAACCCGTGGATCGATTCCACGACCGCCTCCGGTGCCGGTGGCGGCGACAGCACCTCGCCGGTTTGCGGATCGACGTTCGCCGGCGCGGCAGAGGCCGGCGATGTATCGGCCGTGTCGGACGCCATGCGCGCGAACCGATCCCGCTGCGCGGCCCGCACGTCGGGCGTGAGCCCGGAGGCCGTCCCCGCCTGCGCGCGGCGCAGATCTGCCGCCTGTTGTGCATTGCGCTGTGACGCCGTGGTCGCCGTGCCGTCCGCACCCACCTCGATCGGCGCCTGTATGTCGACCGTCCCGAACCCGGGGCTGCCATCGGGCGCCGGCAGGCCGCGCACCGGGACGGGTGGCGTCGGTCCCGGCCGGTTCGGAATGCCCGCCGCCGCACCGAACACACCGCCGCCGATGGCGCCGGCCGCGAAGCTGTCCAGGTACTCGGTCCACGCTTCGCCATCGTTCAACGACTGCTGCGCCCCGAACCGCTGCGCCGCCTGCTGCACCGCCTCGGTCGTGCCCTCGGTCAAAGCGTTCTCGCCGAACCCGGTGGCGATGCGGCGTGCGAGACCGCCGTGTCCGCGCACGCCCTTGAGCAGGGTGTCGGCCAGCACCTTCTCGCCGAAGGTCTCGGCGGCGCCGTAGACGACGCCACCGGCCAGCACGCGCCCGAGGTCGATGTCCTCGCCCGTCTGCTGCGCCTGCCCGTAGGCGGCGTTGTAGGTGTCGCCCAGGCCGCGCGCGGTCGAGGTCGTCGCGAGCGCGCCGATGCTGCCGATCTCGCGTTGCAGGGTGCGGGTCATCAATTGTTGACCCAGCGCCGCTGCTTCGCGTTTGGCGGCATCTTCCGCCACACCGGCGGCGATGCGCTTGGCGGCGTGTTGCGCCACCAGTTCCGCCGTCTTCTCGCGCAGTTCGCGCTTGATCGCGGATTTGCCGAGCAGGCCGGCGATGGCGCCGGTGATGTTGCCGGCCACCGGCACTTCCGAGCCGGCCACGGCGCCGGCCGCCGAGGTGGCGACGGACTCGACCACGCTCGGCAGCATCTGGCCGACGTTGTACTGCGCCCAATCCAGCAGGTTGCCGGTGGTGCCGAGCGCGCCCTCGCCGCTGCTCCACGCGCTGCTGAGGCTGTCGGTGGGCTTCGCGGTCGCGCCCATCTCCTGGTTCAGCGCCTGCGCCTGTTCGGCCCAGTCGCGCGCGGAGTCGTCGGCACCGACCAGATCGGCGCCGAGGGCGCCCAAGCCATACAGCGAGGCCTTCGTGCCTGGCCAGTAGCTCTTGATGCCACGCATGAAGTCGCCGACGCCGTCGTCGCCGGCCGACGACGGCGTCGGGTCCGGATTGCTGGCACGGAACGCGGCCTGCATCTGCGCGAGGTCGGCGCCGGTCAGGCGCGCGAATTCCGGCAGTGCGGTGTTCGCGTAGTCGTCGCGGATCGCACGCTGGCGCTCGGGCGGTGCTCGGTCGTAGCCAGTGCGCGCACGCACGTTGCCCCAGTGGTAGCGGTCGACGACCTCTGGTGCGAACGACGGCGCCGGCGCCTTCTGCGCGCCGTAGGCGATGTTCATCCAGTCGGGGACGGCTGGGTTCCAGGCGCGCGGCGCGAGCGGGTTGTAGGGATCGTTGGCCATTACCGCAGCAGCCTCAGCAGTTGATCGAGGGGAGTGGGTTCGTTCGGCCCATCGGCCGAGGGGGAAGTCGCGCCGAAGGGCAGCGCTTCAGGCAGCGGGGTTGGTGCTGGCATCGATGACGGGAGGGTGTAGACGGGCGCGCGTACCGCGGGCACAGGCGCGGTGGGCGCCTGCGGCGGCGCGAAGGTCCAGGCCGGTGTGGCGGGCGCCGCGTGTGACGGCGCGAATGCGAACGGCGCATAGGCCGTGGCCTGTGCAGGAGGCTGCGGCGGTGATGGCGGCGTAGCGGCGTGCGGCGCTGTCTGCGGTGCGGATGCCGGCAACGTACTGCCGCCGCGTCGCGCGAACTCCGCCAGCACCTGCGCCTTGGTCTTGCCGTGCAGGTGCGGGTTGTCGCGGTAGGCGCGCGCCGACACCAGCGACCGCATCGGCGTCGTATCCGGTGCCCCGAGAATCTTCGCCGCGCCCATTGCGCCGAAGTGATGCGCGAGATAGAGGTTGCCCGGCGTCGCCGCGTAGCCGGCGCTCGCCAGCTGCCGCGTGCTGTCGCGGTCGTACAGCGCGACCATCTGGTCGGAGACGGCACCGTCGCGGCGCTTGTCGAGGATCTGCGCCTGCGTGAGCCCCTCCGCCCACGACGGCTTGTACTGGCGGACCAGGCCGAGCCAGGTCGAGGCAAGGAACTGGTGCTTGCCCAGCGCGCCGGTGCGCGGGTTGTAGGCGTTGTCGTTGCCACCGGACTCCAGCCGGGTCCGGAAGGCGTCGTAGGCGGGGTCGGTCATGGCGACACCGGCCCGCGGTAGGGCGCGGTCCCGTAGGTCGGCAGGGTGATGCCGTAGGCGGTCGTGGCCGGTGCAGGCACGGGCGCGGTCCGGCGCTTGCGGTCGGCGCCGTCTTCCTGCTGTGCACGTCGGTAGGTGTCGCGCGCCGCGAGCAGCGCCTGGCGGGCCTGCGCTTCGGCCTGCGCATAGCGCTCGACCGCGACGCGGCGATCCACGCCCTGCCCGCTCTCCAGATACCTCGCCTGCGACTGCCGCGCTTCCTTCAGCGCCGCATCGGCGGTGCGCCAGCGCTCGGCGGCGTCGCGGTAGGTCTCCAGCGCATCCGCCGTCCGCGGTTGGCTCCGCTCACGCTTGAGGGTGCCGGTGCCGGGATCGATCTGCACATCGGGTGCAGCGGGTACCGATGCGAGGGCGCGCGGTGCCGGCTTGGTGGGCGCGGCCGGGGTCGCCGCATCGGCGGCCGAGCGATAGACGTGGACCGCGCGATCGGTCGGCGCGGGCGCGGCAGCAGCGACAGGGATGGCGGCAGGAGGCGTCGCGGGCAATGCGCCAGTGGCGCCGGCCGGCGATGCCTTCGCGCCGAACCCGAGGGCGTCGGCGGCCGGCAACGTGCCTGCGGTCGGTGCGGCCACCTCGCCCGGTCGCCCAACACCGAACAGCGAAGCGAGTTCGCGCGTCGCCTCGTCGCGCTGCTGTTGCAGCGAAGCCCGCTCGGCGTCGTCGAACGCGCTGACCAGCGCCTTGTCCAGCGTCTGGATGCGATGTTCGAGGACGGTCTTCTGGCTCTCTTGCGCAGGCGTGAGCGTGGTGCTGCCGCGGGTGGCCGCATCGGTGTAGTGCTGCAACGGAGTCGGCTGCTGGGCGGTGAGGGTTTGCAGCAGCGCCGCGGCCGAGGCCGCCGGCATCGTCGGATAGGCGTGGCCCTGCGCATCGGTGTAGGTGATCTGCCCGGCGGCATCCTTTGCGACCTGGCCGAGCCCCGCTGTGCGCAGCAACGCATTGGCCGTATCGACGTTGCCGGCGAGCAGCGCTGAACTGGCGTTGGCATAGAGGCCGCTGGCGTAGGGCGCGCCGTACTGCCCGGCGACACCCTGCGCGCCCGGCCACGCACCCGCCGCCCGCTGCGCGGCCTGGGCCGACTGCAGCGGGTCGGCGCGTGATCCGGCGGCATCGCGCGCCGCGGCATCGGCCACCGGGTTCTGGTAGCGCATGTCCTCGGTCGCGTCGCGGGCACGCTGGTTGTCGGGCGTCCAGGCACGGCCCAGCGCATCGAGCGCGAGGCGGTTCTGTTCGTGGCCCAGTTGGTAGGCCGAGCCCTGCATCGCCTCCTGTGCCGGCAGCAACCGGCCCTGCATCTGCGCCTGGTCGGTATCGAGCCGCCACAGCGCGCCTTGCCGGGTCTCGTAGGCAGGCAGCAGACGGGTGTCCGCTTCCGACCGGCGCGCGCCGTAGACGTTGCCGGCATTGGTCCGGTCCAGCGTCGTCTGGTGGGTGTTGAATGCCAGGTCACTCGCCAGCCCGAGCGTGAAGGCGCGCTGGCGGGCTTCCGCCTGCCGAGCCGACGCTTCGTCGAGCTGCTGCAACCACTGTGCGGAACTGGCGCTGGCGCGATCGAGGATCGCGAGCGGGTCGTAGGTCGGCATGGGATCGCCTGCTGGAGAGGGGATTACGCGAAGGGCGCCATCCGCGCGGCGAGGCCGCGGGCGTCACGCAGATTGAGCAAGGTGTCGTCGTCGGGCGCTTCGCCCCCGAACCCGCCGGCCAGTCCGGGCAGGCCGTGGGCGAGCATCGCCGTCCCCATGCCGAACGATTGCAGGCTGTTCGCCCGCGACTGCTGCATCAGGTACCCCGAGAAGCGCCCGAAACTCGCCTGCAGCGCGCCGTAGTAGCCGCTCATGCCGCCCAGCAGCCCTTCGTTCGCGGCGCCGATCGCGGCCGTCGCCGCACGCATGTCGCCGGTCGCACTCGCCTGCAAGCTGCGGCCGATGTTGAACATCTGCAATTTGCGATTGAACTGCACGTCGTCGCGACGCCACGCCTGCAACTCCTCGTAGCGCCAGGCGTGGTTCACGGCATCGACTTCGGTGCGCGCCCACTCGGTGTGGACCTCGCGCAGCAAGTTCGCGTTGGCGCCAGCGCAGTAGCGCGTGAGCTTGCGGTTCAGGCCCGTGATCGCTTTGCCAAAGGCGCGCCCCGCATCGTTGCGTGCGCGGCCCATGTGCAACTCGTACTGCGGCACGTAGCGCGGGTCTGCGGCGACCTGGGCCATCGTCGCGTCTTCGACCGGCGCGAAGATCGTGGCGTACCGGCAATACTCCTTCTCGGCCATCACCAGTTGGCGGTTGGCGAGCGCGGCCTGGTCGTTGGCGATCGAGCGCACCAGGTCGCGCTGCTTGCTGGCGATGTAGTTGTCGATGGCGATCTGAATCGCGATCTGGCCGATGGCCTTCACGCCCACGCTGTCGAGTTGCTGCTTGTAGGCCAGTTCCGCCAGATACCGGTCGCGGCCGGCGGCCGGGTTCGGGGTGACGTGGATCGAGGGCTGGGCGAGGTACGCCAGCAGCGCGCCGAGGCCGGCGCCGACGATCGTGCTCGTCACCTGGCTATTACCGTCCGGATCGCCCGGCACCACTTCGACGTTACCCGTGTCGCAGTTGTAGCGCGGCAGGGTCTGCCCGAAGCCGGCATAGTCGTCATCGTTGAGCATCCAGCCGAGCAGTCCGCCGATGCCCGCGCCGGCGAGGATCGTCCCCCATGAGATCGTGCCGGGCAGCATGGTCGGCAGCGTCGGGTTGTAGATGACCTCGCGGATCTGCTGGTTGATGTCCTGCCGCTGGTTCGACTCGGCGTTGATCCAGGCGTTGACGGCGGAGGTGTTGTCGTTCTGGACGAGGTTGCGATGCTGGAGCATCGACATGTACGCCGCGTCCATGAACGACGCGCCACCCCAGTTGGTGACGAGGACCGCGGTCGCCATCAGCCGATCTTCTTGCTGTACGCCGAAGTCGCGGCGCGGAAGCCGATCAGCATCGGCATGCCGCAGCCGGGCGCGAGTTCCACGCGGAGCTGGGTCGCCTGACGCTCCTTGGCCCAGACCTCGAAGTCGGCGACGAGTTCGGTCGCCGTCGTGGCGGTCACGCCCTCGCCCGCCGCGTCGACCATCAGCAGCGGCGCGTGCGCCTGCACCTCGCCGTCGAGCGGCGCAAGGGCGTTGTAGCCCATCAGCACCCCGACCGGCACGCCGGCGTCGTTGATCGCGGCCCCGACGTACATCGAGATGCCGCCCGCACCGGCCAGCACCGGCACCAGGGCGCGGACGATGCCCGCCTCGCTCGGCGTCGCCTCCGGGTCCAGCGCCAGTACGTACTGGCGTACCAGTGCGACCAGCGCGTCGGCCATGCTCAGGGGGATGTCGTTGTTGCGTTTGATCTGCATGAAACCTCCAGAAACGACAAGGCCCGCGCGTTTCCGGGCGGGCCTTGGTTGAATTGAGGGATGAACCCAAGAATTTCATCGATTTTTTCGATTGAATTTCTCGAAATTTGACCAAATTAGCGCTTTCATCACGGCGCCATGAGAATCAAATATTTACGGAAGCCGTTTTGATTTTCGGACGAGTTTATAGACATTCCTCAACTCGTTCTGTCGATTGTTTTTTTTGAAATCGGAGATTTCACAATAGACAACGACATCATCTTCTGCTGCTATCGCCGCGCCCCCAGAAGGAACGAACCATGTTGATCGCGCTCCACAACGGACGCCGAGTCCGCGCACACATCGCCGGCAGCGGCGCGCTCGGCACATGCACTTGGACCGGTCTTCCGGTCAAGGCATGCGTCGGTGAAATCTTGCAGTATTGGGCCTACGTCGGCGGAGCGCCGAAGCTACCCGCAGGCTACGAGCCGGAAACCGAATGGCACGAGCAATGGAAGGCGACCATCGACGACGCCCACTGCGAAGTGGTCATGGGGCCGAACAACGAACATCGCGCCGACATCCTCGGTAGCGACAACACGGTCATCGAGATTCAGCACAGCCGCATCGACATCCGTGACTCGCGCGCTCGCGTGGACTTCTATCGAGCGCACACCGGTCGCCGCGTCATCTGGGTCGTCGATATTCAGGAATTCTGGCGCAAGACCTTCACGCTCGGTCAACGCGACGACAAAGGACATCACCGCGTCGAATGGAATCCGCGCCGGACGTGGCTATGGGACTTGGCCGCCGACACCGATACGAACTGCTTTCTGGAATTCAACCAGACGAGCGACAAGCTGCTGCAAGTCTGGGTGCATCAGAAAGCGCTCTACGCGAAGTATCTCCCGAAGCGCACGTTCTTCCAGCGCTACATGGACACCGTGGCGAAGCCCGAATACAGGGGCTATCCGCCAGAAGCAGAAGCATTTCTCCGACATGCGCTCGCCAAGGAATAACGGGGTCAGCAAGGGCCGTGCCCGACGGCCGTCCGGGTTGAGCTGCCTACGGCCCCGAACCTGACCAGCACAGGCTACAGCGCGACCGGGCGGAAAACTATCGGTCATTGCCGCACCACCGTGTCAGGGTTTTCCTACCCCACCGCCAGTTCGACAATGCTGCTGGCGACGTGAATTTCGCGCAGCGCGCCCTTGTCGGGCGATTCCGGCCGTTCGACCTCGATCTCGAATCCCAGATGCCGGCTCAGGTGCGGCAACCTGAAGGGACTGGAGTGCCGTAGCTGGCGCTCGAACCGCAGCCGGTCGTCGGTCCACAACCGGAACGTGGTCGCCGGGATTGCCTCCGCCCAGTCACCGCGGAACGGGTGTGCATCCCACACCACTTTCGCCGCCGCCCAGTTCATGTGCCCCGGCGTCACCGTGCAGCGGGTTCGGTAGCGCAGCGGCAGGTAGGTCGGGCCAGCGTTCCACTGGCCGATGCCGGTCGGCAACGTGAGGAACAGGTCGTCGGTGCGGCTGCGGTGCAGCGCGGTCGGCCGCAGCGATAGCGCGATCAGCCCCAACTGGCGTCCCGGGTAGATCGGGTCGGTCAGGTCGAGCATCCAGCCACTGTTCGCGGTGAACCCGAACCACAGGCCGTCGTGGACAGCGGCGAGCATCGTCTCCGGCTGCAGGGCCGCGAAGTCGTCCTCGCCCCAATACGCCTGGCTGACGCGCTGGCATTGGCGACCGAGCAACAGGACCAGCCCCTCGCGGCCGGCGTAGAGCGCGCCGCCGCTGGGCGTCGTCGCCATCGACCGGCGCGAGATGCAGGGCATGGGTTCGGGCATGCGGAATACCTCCCGCCGCCCCAGGTCGTCCGCCTGCGATGCAATCCAGTACGGGTGTCCGTCCGTGGCGACGTACAGCCCGCTGTCGGCCCAGGCCAGCGCGACGATGGTGTCGTCCAGGTGCAGGCGGTAGGCATCGGGCCACGCATGGAACTCGTGCGGTTCACAGACCCACAGGTCGCGACCAGCTGCGCCGGCCAGTTGCGTGCCATTCGGTTCGGCGACCAGATGCGTCAGCCCCTCCGGCGGGGGCGCGAACCGCATCGTCGTCAGCGGCTCGCCCAGGTCCAGATTCGGGAGTGCGTCGTTGACCCCGTTCACGGCCGCCGGGAATTCCCCGACGAGGTGGAAGTCTTCCATGCGCGGCAAGCTGATCTGCTCGGCGCCTGCGTCGCTGGCAGTCAGCCGGTACAGCCGTACCGCCTGCACGTCCCAACCGCCCATGGGGGCGCTGTCCCACTGCACCAGGACGGCGGCGCCGTCGTCGATCCCGAAACGCGCGCTCGGCAGCGACGGCGGGCCTTCGTTGCCGAACCGATCCACGTAGGTGACGACATACGCGCGGTACTCGCTGCGCTGGTCGTTCGGCCCGGCCCAGCTTGGCTGTGCGCTGGGGATAGCGATCGGCGGCGTCGGCACGGGCAAGCCCAAGCGCGACCAGCGACCAGCCACGGCGTCTGCCGCATCGGCCCATACCGGGACACGCAGGTCCTCGCCGACCGCGATCACGCGCGGGCATCCGGGCACGCCGGACACCAGATCATCGACGCCGGGCAGGACGATCCAGCCTGCTCCAGTGTGAAAGATCGTGCGATGCGGTGCGCCGCGCGGGTCAACAAGCAGCGGCGCGCGATACGCCTCAATGGTACCGTGCCACAGGTTGACGTTTTCGACCCAAGTCGCTTCGTTGCCTTGCACTAGCGTTCGCTGGACGCGCGGGCGCATTCCTCCAAACGAGGAAAACTGAAGAGAAGGCATATTTTCTGGATGCAAAGGCTTTTCAGAATGGATCAGCGCATCGCCCATAGCGCGCGCCAACACTTCTTCTTAACAGAAGGAGCATTCACTTTACGACCCAATCACCAGCTTCGGTGTAATTAAACGACCTCAAGAATCCGGCCGACTGCCACACCAAGTCAAACAACGGGCGCAGTGCAGTGGCAGCAGGCGCACCCGCTGGCAACAAGACATCAGGCAGCACCAAATATGCGCGATCAAACGCACCCATCTCTTCTGTCAGATGAAGTCGAGCAGGCTCAAGAGAAAAACGAACTCGGTTAGCACCGACAATAGAAAGCATGGCAGTCATCTCCTGGCCGACACCAAGATGCTCATACTCTTCCCTGAGATAGCCAAGGTGCTGGATTATCGAATTTTCGTAGTAGTAGCTCGGCAGCCACGCAACACCATTCTCATCAACATCAAGAACCATGACAGACTCAAAAAAACCATTCCGAAACATCAATGAATAGTCTGACGTTTTCCGGTTTCGATTTGCCCTATAGGCCAAAGCGCCATCCGCATTTGGCATAGGATTCCAGCCTCCATGCCCCATAACACGAAGATGGCGCTCTCCCTGCATGTAGATCCGCGGATCGATCTGCACCAACCCCAACGCCGCCTGGGTCGGCACGAAATGAACGACCAGCACAGGACCATGAACAAGCGGCCTCGGCGTTTCTTCAGCGATGATCTTTCCGAGCCTCTCGGTCCTGAAATCCCGAATGTGCTGCGCCTGCTTTTCTGACCGCAGGAACAATGCACGAATTTCAGGAATGTCAAGCTGTCTTTTGCGGCCATACTCACGCGTAAAAAAGTGCTGGCTGCCCTTGGTCTTCAGGCGGTGCGGCCCGGCCCAGCTTTGCGGCACGCGGATAACCAAAACGAACCCACCGTCAACATCCACTGGCTGGATTTGCAGACCGGGAATGCGAGGCTCGATGCTGTCCGAAAGCCAGCTCTGCAATCGGAGTACCTCATCGTCCTTGTTCCCTTGCTGTGGCACGATCGCCGTAGCCCGCCCCTCTCCATCCTCATCAATGCCATAGATCAGGTCGCCACCAGAGCTATTCGCGAACGCGGATACATCGGCAAGGAACTCCTGCCGACTCTTGTCATCTCCGCTCGGAAGCTGGCGCTTGAACTCTTGGTAGATCGTTTCTTCGGCTTGAGCAGCGACGAGCGCACGAATGTAGCTCTCATTGATCTGCGAAAGATTGTGCGGAAGGATCATGCAACTACTTCCAAAGTTGTTGTCGAAAAGCGGCGCACCTTCATGGCGCGCCGCTCATGCACACGACGTGGCATAGGTTCGGCTAGAGGATGAAGCTGCCAAAATCGGCATACCCAACCGGATCGGCCTTCGCATTTGCGACGCGGTCCAGCAACACCCGCCTGCAAGAAAATTGCTCTCCACTATCTTGTATCCAGACCCCAAGCCGCCTCTCCAGCCAGCCATGCGCAACGGCGCCGCCGTCTTCCAATCCTTCACAGCTATGTGGCTCTATCGTCGCATCCCGAGGATCAAGCATAACGTGGATGGACAATTCATCGCCGCTTGAACTATCAACGCTGGCAACCCCCGGGATACCACCATCAAACACGAAGCGATAGCTGCACCACACACTCCGGATCGTCACAGGGTCTGCACCAGGCCACCAATTCTGCCCGGGAGAGAGGCCGAAGAGCCGCTGTTCCAGTCCGGCATTGATTGCAGCCACCATCATGTTCCGCCATGCCATCCAGCGAATCCTTCGCGGTCGCTGCAGAGGAAAACTCCGAAATGGCGTATAGGAACGATCAAGTTCCGGAAGAATTTTCAAGTCAGACGGTACATGCACATAGCCAAGCTGGCGCAAGCGTTCTGCCAATCTGGCGTTACTAGGCTTCTCCGCAGAGGCCGTTGGTCGACCCTTGAGGGCTGCGCGCAATGCGGCATAAGTATTGAAGCCCAATGCCGAAGCCAAGCTTTCGCTCAGGTGTGCGGAAGAGACGCCAAGCAACTGGCGGCGTGTGACTTTCTTGAAGTGTTGAACGACAGCTTCAGAAACGAAATACGAAGACTGCGACATGCCAGATTCCTCATGGAATTGGTCGATGTCTGCCGATTACGCACCGACCGAAGGAATGGGCACGGCCAATGAATCATTCAATCAAGAGCGTCGTTTAACCCGGCAGCAGGTTGAGCGCGACGCGGCTACAGTTGAATGATAGCCATCCGGTACGCCGATGCAAGAGGCCTCGTCTCTTGATCAGATTCAAGCACGACTACTGCATGTGCGCTCGCGCGCTTCGTAATGCCTTACGGACCAAAATCGTCAGCGCCGCCACCGCGCACCCGGCAATCGCTACCCGGCCGACGTACCAGCCTTCTGGCGCTTCGGCTAGGTCCTGGTCGATCCGGAAGGTCGCAACCCCGCGAACCACGGATTCGGCAATGTAGGTCTTCGAGGGTGCAGGACACAGGACCGCCGGCATCCCCTCGCAGGGCCGACACGGCGCCAACGTCGGCGCCAGCTTGCCGCAGGCGTCGCAATTCAATTCACCGCAACTATCGCAACCGCCCCAACGACTTTCGGGGAGATCTTGCGCACGCGACCAAGGCGGCAGACAGGGCGCGGGACAGGCCGGCGCGGGCAGACACGGCATTTCGCCCTTACGCGTGACCGTCAAGGTGATGTTCGCCGCATCGACCGTCGCGCAGCCGCGCATCAGCACGACGGACACGCGTTCGGTGGTCGGTTCGACGATCAGCGGACGGGCCATGTCTTCCTCCTACACCGCAAAATCGCCACGCTCGGGCACCATCGTTCGCGCCCCGCCCGTGCGCCCGCGCAGGCGCCGTGTGCGGGCGCGCAGGATCGCCGCCTCGAAGCGCTGGCCGTAGACGGCCGCCAGGCGCGGATCGCTGAACGGGTGCCCGGTCAGGAGCAACACGTCCGCGAGCGCACCCTCCACGAGCGCACGTCCCCACTCCTCGGCCAGCCGCGCATCGAGACGGCAGGCGTCGTGCGTCGGCGCGGCGACGTAGCGCACGCACAGGCTGTCGCAGGCGTCACCCTCACGGTCGATCCAGACCGACACGTCCGGCGTCTCCAACGCCTCCACCCGGAAGCCGCAGCCGGTCTCGATCACATCGCGGCGCGGATCGAGCATGTGGTCATCGGGCCAGCGGCCATCGGGCGTGCGACGGCCGATCGACACCGCGACGACGCGGACCACCCGCTCGCAGTCGGACGGCACGACCGGGTAGTCGCGTACCCCGCAGGCCATCGGCAGGACCGCCTCGCGCTCCAGCCAGCCGGAGGCTTCGCAGAACCGGATCGCGGCGTCGCGCAGGTAGCTGTGGGCCGCGACATCGGGCAGCCCGGGCGCGGCGGCGACCACGCGCGCCAGGAACGGCGCGAAGTCGGTGAAGCCCGGTCCGCAATTCACGGCTGCGCTCCTTCCGGCGCGCGTCCGGCCTGCGAGACCGCGACGACCCTCTCCTTCGCCTCGGACACGCCCAGCATGGCGTAGAAGTGCTGGCGGTGGACTTCCTGCTTGGCAAAGGACTGCGCCGATTCCATGTCCACCGAGTAGGCGCGATACAGCATCCACTCGATCAGCGCGTTGTGCATGCGCGCGGGCGTGACCAATCGATCGTTGCGAGGATCGGCGTCGTCCAGGTCCGCGAGCGTGATCGCCTCGGGGGACTGCTGGCACACCAGGGCCACGGTGTAGGTCTGGCCGTCGTCCGGCACCGGCGGATCGACGAAGAATGCCCGCGGGTCCTGCGGCGTGAAGCTGTAGCCGCTGAGGCGGTACCCCTTCTCGTTGCAGCCCCACATGCAATCCGTGCCGGCAAAGGCCTGCAGCAGTCCGTCGTCCACCTTGCGCGCGCGACCAGTGTCGCCAGCCGAGCCGATGACCTTCTGCAACTGGCAGCCGTCCGGCAGCGGTCCCTGCCGTGCGCCGGCCACCAGCGGGAACACGTCCGTCTGCGCGTACAGTTCCGGCCGGTACAGGTAGACCTGCCGCTGTGCATCGTTGAGGTACTCCAGCAGATCGGCCCGCGTCCAGCGGATGTGTTCGTAGCCCGGCTCGGCGTCGTTGAGCAGTCGCGCGACTTCGACGATCAGCGCGGCAGCGGACTCGGCCATTACAGCAATGCTCCGCTGGCGCCGTCGTCGATGCGCTCGTTGCGACGCTTGACGAGGTCGCGCCGGGCCTCGCCGATCCGGTTGTCCGCGTCCTCGAACCCGCCTTCCAGGCCGGCGGTCGCCATGTCCAGCGGGTTGCCGTGGATGTCGGTCTCGATGGTCGGGATGGTCAGGATCGAGCCGACCTTGCGGATCGTCTCGCCGGCGCGCTCGAAGTCGCGGCCGTTGGTGGTGTAGCCGGGCGTGAGGCCCGGCAACAGCTCGAACTCGTCGTCGCGCGGATACAGGTGGCCGTGCTCGTCCTGCAAGACCTGCATCTTCTCGCCGGTGTGTTCGATGTTGCGGTGGAGGTCCAGGGACGTGTGCGGCTGGGAGACCTGCGGCATGGGGAAGGGTTGCATGGGATTCCTCGGACATGAAAAAAGCCCCGCCGAAGCGGGGCTGTGGGGATGGCGCGGCGCGCGATGGCGCGGCGATCAGTTGCCGGTGTCGGGATGGAAGATCACCGCCGAGACGGTGAGCCGCAACTTCGTCGGACCGGCCGCGGGCCAGCCGGCCACGGCGAGCGTCACCGCATCGGCCACGGGCTGCCAGGCGTTGACGACGACGTAGTCGCTACTGAGGACCGAACCGTCGATCGCGGCGGTGAACGCGCCCCGCACGGTGGATGCCTGGAAGGACACGCCGGGCTCGGCCGACTCCACCTTCCAGTAGAACCCGTGCAGGAAGCACCCCGGCGGGATGACGATCGGATAGATCACGTCCTCGCTGCCGATGTCGTGGCAGACCAGGTATTGCTGCAACCCGGGCTGCAACCGGCCCTCGTCGCCGTTGGGGACGACACAGTCGCCGCGCATCGTGTAGCCGGTATCGACCAGCCCCGGATAGAAGTCGAGCGAGCGCGAGAGGCCGTAGGCGACGTGGAGCTTGTGGCCGGCGGCCTCGGTGTTGACCCGATCGAGCAGTTCCGTGGTGAGGGCGCCGGTCAGATCGGCCGGCGTCGGACAGGCGGAGCAGCCGTCGTCGATCCAGCCGGCGGCGTTCTGGCCGAACAGCGCATCGAACGGGGTCTTGCCGCCGCCGTGGTACAGGTGGTGGTAGGCCATGGAGGTCTCCTCAGTTGAAGCGCACGTAGGCGACGCCGAGCTGTTCGGGGAACAGCGGCTTGTGGCCGAAGATCGACAGGCCCCGGAAGTAGCTGCCGAAGAAGTGCTCGGACTTGATGACGTCCGCATCCGAGAGCTGCTGCACGTAGCCGGTCGCATTGCGTCGGCCGAAGATCACGAAGCTGCACTGCGCGTTGGCGGTGGTGTCGTAGACGGTGGGCACGAAGTTCGAGCCGAGCAGGCGGAAGCCGGCCGGGTCGAGGTTGCGCAGGGGCTTGCCGCTGGCATCGACGAGGAAGCTGCGCGGCAGGCCGGTGACGAAGGCGTTGGACAGCGGCGAGGTGAACAGCGGTGCGGTCGCGGCGGGCGGCAAAATCATGAACATCTCACCGGCCTCCCAGACGTTGCTCTCGGCCATGACCTGATTGCAGCGCGCGAAGAACTCCAGCAGGTTGCCGCCGGTGATCTGGAGCGGGTTGCCGACCGCGCCGAGGTTGACGTTGCGGCTGTTGAGGCCGGCGTTGATGCCTTTGTTGTAGGGCGCGGCATCGCGGATCATCTTGGCGAGGATCGATTTCTCCTGCGCGTAGCCGACCGACCGGCCGCCCGAGGCGATGAGGGCGTTCTGCAGGTCGTCCGCGTTGCGGATCTGCTTCACGTCCACCCGGTCGAGCTTGTAGTTCCAGTAGAACCCCTCGTCCACCGTGAGCGTGGTGGTCTCGATCTCCGGCGTGTCGGTCTGGAGCCGGAGGTTCTTCTGGTAGCGGTGGATGCGCGCGACCGGCTCGCGCTGGAAGGTGATCTGGTCGCCGAACTGGCGCAGTTGGCCGGTGTAGCTGGTGGAAGTGAT